CGAGTATCAACGCAGACTTTTGCAGACCTTCGTCACCCTCAGCAATGGTAGCTTCACCATCACTAAACAATTCGACACAAATGTCTAATTGTTGGGCTTCGCTAATCAACAAAACATGGTCAGCCTTCGGAGCTTCTACAACTTGAATAACTACATCATTAGGTAATACTTGATTTGCTTTTGGCATAATCATCTCCACGACACAGGTTATTGGATTAGGTAAATAGTGTCATCTCCACCATGATTAAAGTATAGCATAACTAGCGGGAAATGGTGGGAAATATACAGGAATATCCTACGCAATAACTAAAACAATATCGGCTTTTTTAAAAAATTTTTTCTCACTTCGTAGATATGATGTAGTGATTTGTATTCTGTTTTGACAACAGAAAAAACATAGATAGCACCAGACCCACTGGGGTGGCACCCCCAAGATACATAGTAGGAGTCCCATACACCACATATACACAATGATGTGCACAATAGATCACGTGTTTTTAAAAACATTTCCCAATCGGTAAAGTTACTCATCCTATTCTTGTGTATCAAGGGGCCTTAATGTTGTACAAACACAACGCTAATATATACCCCCCACCCCCTTTGTTTTTATACCCCCGTTATTTATACCTATAGATAGAAAACACCCCCCGTCACTCTTGACTACCTCCCACACCCAGGGGGTATATAATATTTTTGTGGGGGAATCTGGATTTTTAATGCTTCACATACATTTGCCCCAGTAGTACCCCACACTTTCTTTTTGTTGTATACTCGGCCCCATAGTAACCTCACAAACCGGGTCACATGCAAATACCAATCGAGCCAAACCTCGACAAAGAAGTACCAGTTCAAGCCCAACCACAAGTTGGTGATACTCTAGAACAGCGTGCAAAGATCGCTGCTAATACCGCATTGACTCTGCGGGAACTTGGCCTGGACGACGACCCTACCCCAGAAGAACAAGAAGCGGCTAAGAAAATGTTTGAGAACATGCAGCCAGCTGAGGGTAAAAAGACACGCCCTAAAGAGGACGAGAAGAAAGCTTTGGCTACCCCAGGCATTGCAATGGCGCTTTCAGGCTATATAAATCACTATGAAAAACAAATAGTTGCAGATAAAGTGCAGGTTCGCACGATCGTTGTGAACAGATTGATGGAAATTTCTCAAGATGAAGACAACAAAGTCGCACTTAAAGCGTTAGAGTTACTAGGTAAGGCATCTGATTTGTTCACAGACCGCTCGGAAATCACAATTACCCACCAAACTAGCGACGAATTGAAGGCCGCTATCAAGGAACGCATCACACAATTGATGCAAGCAACCCAAATAAACAAGAAAACCAAGACAGAATCACGTCTAGACCAGCTTAAAGTCGTCACCGACGTAGAGGCAAGAGAGGTTATTGATGCCGACCAAGCAGAATAAGCCTACAAAAGCTAAGTTAGACGCAAAAGAACTAGCATTTTTAATGCAAAACTTGGACTCTTTGTCCGAATCGCAGCTACGAGTACTTAAAAACGAGCTTGATGATACAGTAGATGCTGTACAAAAAGAGAATTGCCAAGAAAGTTTCATGGATTTTGTCCATAAAGTGTGGCCTAACTTCATTGATGGGGCCCACCACCAAGAAATGGCGGCAGCTTTTGAAAGGGTAGCTCGTGGTGAATGTAAACGCCTTATTATCAATATGCCTCCGAGGCATACTAAGTCTGAATTTGCATCTTACTTACTACCTGCTTGGTTTTTGGGTAAGTTCCCAAAGAAAAAGATTATCGAAACAGCTCATACAGCCGAATTGGCCGTTGGATTTGGTAGGAAAGTCAGAAACCTTGTCGATTCAGAAGTGTATAAGTCAATTTTCCCAGGAGTTGGACTCCAGGCTGATTCCAAAGCAGCTGGCCGGTGGGCGACTAACCAGGGCGGAGACTATTTTGCTATCGGTGTTGGGGGCGCTGTTACAGGTAAGGGAGCGGATATCCTCATTATTGACGACCCTCACTCCGAGCAAGAAGCAACCATAGCCGAGAACAACCCAGAGGTGTACGACAAGACGTACGAGTGGTATACATCAGGTCCTCGTCAGCGTCTGCAGCCAGGTGGCTCTATTATTATAGTTATGACCCGGTGGTCTAAGAAAGACTTGACCGGTCAAGTAGTTAAAGCAGCGCAGCAACGCTCAGGGGAGCAGTGGGAAGTCATTGAATTTCCTGCAATTTTGCCAGATGAAGAACCGCTGTGGCCACAGTTCTGGAAGCTAGAAGAACTTGAAGCGCTACGCAACGAACTTCCAAACGGCAAGTGGATGGCGCAGTATATGCAGCAGCCAACTTCTGACGTATCAGCTATTGTTAAGCGTGAGTGGTGGCAAATCTGGGAAGAAGACTATCCGCCAATGTGTGAGTTCACCATCCAGTCCTGGGATACGGCCTTCCTAAAAACCCAGCGGTCCGACTATTGCGCTTGTACGACATGGGGTGTGTTCTATGCACCAAATGAAAGGGGAGTAGATGTCGCCAACATTATTTTACTTAATGCGTTTAAAAAACGTATGGAGTTCCCAGAACTCAAACAAAAAGCCTTCGACGACTTCAAAGAGTGGGAGCCAGATTGCCTTATTGTTGAAGCCAAAGCCTCTGGAGCGCCGCTAGTTTTTGAGCTTCGGCAGATGGGCATACCTGTACAAGAGTACGTCCCAAGTAAGGGTAACGACAAGATCGCACGTCTAAATGCCGTAGCCGACCTGTTTGCAAGCGGGCGTGTCTGGGTACCGGCAACAAGCTGGGCAGAAGAATTAGTAGAAGAAGTAGCATCATTTCCCTCTGGCGAGCATGATGACTTAGTGGACTCAATGACCCAAGCCATGTTACGATTCAGGCGAGGCGGGTTTATTCAGCTCGATTCGGACGAGCCAGAAGATATTAAAGAATTCAAGAGTAGACGCAACAAGGGCTACTATAACGTTTAGGAACAACTATGGCAATTGATAAGTCACTTTCGCAAGCCCCAACAGGATTGGGCGCAGATACGCTAGATCAAATGGAAGAAGGTCCAGATCTTGAGATCACTATTGAGGATCCTGAGTCTGTTGAGATTGGCATTGATGGCAAACCAATTCTTAAGATTGAGAAGGGCGAAGACGAAGAAGGCTTTGACGATAACCTTGCCGAGTATATTGATGAAGGTGAATTAGCTCAGCTAGCTGGCGATTTAGTTGGTGAGTTTGATGAAGATATCAGTTCACGCAAAGACTGGATGCAGACATATGTTGACGGTCTACAACTTCTAGGTATGACTATTGAAGAGCGCACCGAGCCATGGGAAGGCGCATGTGGCGTATACCACCCGCTATTGTCTGAGACCCTAGTTCGCTTCCAAGCTGAGACCATCATGGAGACATTCCCTGCCGCCGGTCCAGTTAAGACAACTATTATTGGTAAAGAAACCCAAGACAAAAAAGACGCAGCAGAACGTGTAGCTGATGATATGAACTACCAGCTCACAGAGAAAATGAAAGAGTTCCGCCCTGAGCATGAGCGCATGTTGTGGGGCTTAGGTCTTTCTGGTAATGCATTTAAGAAGGTGTACTACGATCCAGCTATGGGGCGTCAGGTTTCCCTGTTTGTCCCTGCGGAAGATTTAGTTGTTCCTTATGGCGCTTCAAACTTAGAATCATCTCCACGTGTAACTCACGTTATGCGTAAGACCGAGAACGAAGTTAAGAAGTTAATGTACGCCGGCTTTTGGCGTGACGTTGATCTAGGCGAGCCAGTAGATTCATTCGACGAAGTCGAAAAGAAGATTGCTGAGAAGATGGGCTTTAGAGCCACCGTTGATGATCGCTATAAGATTTTAGAAATGCAGGTTGATTTAGACCTGCCGGGTTACGAAGATGTGGATAAAGATGGAGAACCCACAGGCATTGCTCTGCCATACATCGTGACTATTGATAAGGCGACTAGCAAGATTTTAGCTATCCGTCGTAACTGGAGACCCGAAGATGAGCATAAAAAGAAGCGTTCGCACTTTGTGCATTATGGTTACATTCCCGGTTTTGGTTTCTATTGCTTTGGGCTTATTCACCTTATCGGGGCATTTGCTAAATCAGGAACTTCAATCCTCCGCCAACTGGTTGATGCCGGCTCCCTTAGCAACTTGCCAGGTGGCTTTAAGGCCCGTGGCATGCGTGTCAAAGGCGATGACACACCAATAGCCCCAGGTGAGTGGCGTGACGTGGATGTTCCAGCAGGAACAATGCGTGACAACTTCTTGCCACTACCATATAAAGAGCCAAGCCAAGTATTGGCTGCTCTGATGGATAAGATCATTGAAGAAGGCCGTCGTTTTGCATCGGCTGCTGACTTACAAATTTCTGACATGAGTGCTCAGGCACCTGTTGGAACAACACTAGCAATTCTGGAGCGTACATTAAAAGTAATGTCCGCTGTACAAGCCCGCATCCACTACTCATTTAAAGAGGAGCTTCGGTTACTTCGAGATATCATTCGTGATTACACTCCAGATACCTATAGTTATGTCCCCGTAGAAGGACGCCCTGGAGCTAAACGTTCAGATTACGATAATGTTGACGTGATACCAGTCAGTGATCCAAATGCTGCAACAATGGCACAAAAGATTACTCAGTACCAGGCAGTACTGCAGCTGGCTCAGGGTGCTCCACAAATTTATAACTTACCTAAGCTACATCGCCAGATGCTTGATGTGTTGGGTATTAAGAATGCAAGCCAGTTAGTTAAGTTGCCAGAAGACCAGAAACCAACTGACCCAATTACTGAGAACCAAAACATTCTCATGATGAAACCGGTTAAGGCTTTCTTGTACCAAGACCATCAATCCCACATTACTGTGCATATGTCTGCTATGCAAGATCCAAAAATCATGCAGCTTGTTGGGCAAAACCCAAATGCACAGGCTTTGCAGGCTGCTATGCAAGCACATATTAATGAGCATATTGCTTACGAGTACCGTAAACAAATGGAAGCAGAAATGGATCTTGATTTACCATTCCACCCAGAAGAGGAAGATGGTGAACAAATTGGTATCCCACCAGAAATCGAAGTTCGTATTTCTCAAATGGCGGCAAAAGCTGCAAGCACCTTATTGCAACGGGATACTCAAGAGATGCAAGCTAAGCAAGCACAACAAGCTCAACAAGATCCGATTGTTCAAATGCAAATGCAAGAACTCCAGCTCAAAGCTAAAGAAGTCGATATCAAACAGAAGAAACTTGCTGCTGATGCTGCTGGTAAAGCCGACCAGATTGAAATTGAAAGAGCTAGAATTGAAGCACAAAAAGAAATTGCCGCTATGCAAGTTGGGGCTAAATCCCAGTCAGATAAGATGAACCTTGCTGCTAAACAAGAAATTGAAGGCGCAAGAATGGGTGTTGATATAGCCAAAACTAAAGATCAACTACGCATGCAACATGCTGCTAAAGGAAAAACTGAAGAATGATTGATAAATACCTCGAACATTTAGTTCAAAAACTAAATGACCAGATCAAAAGCCTGGAAGAGAGTTTGGGTGGAGGCGCAGCCAAAGACTACGCTGAATACCAATACGTGTGCGGACAGATTAAAGGTCTACTGACTGCACGCTTTGAAATGAGTGACCTTAAACAACGACTGGAGAACTCTGATGAGTGAACTAATTATCGGCTCAAACCCCGATAGTAAAGAAATAATTATTACCGACGCACTTGGCAACCCAATGCCAAAAATCAATAAGGAAGAGAATATCCCTATTGAAGACAGAGCTAAGCAGTTACCGACACCATCGGGATACCGCATTCTGTGTGCAATCCCTGAAGTAGATGACAAGTTTGAAAATGGCATCTATAAACCAGACGAACTAATCAAAAAGGACGAGATTCTTTCTACTGTTTTATTTGTAGTTGAACTTGGCCCTGATTGTTACAAAGACGACAAACGATTCCCAAATGGCCCATATTGCAAGCCAGGAGATTTTGTTTTAGTACGCCCAAATGCTGGTACTCGCCTTGTTATTCATGGCAAAGAGTTCCGGATTATCAACGACGATACGGTAGAAGCTGTTGTCCAGGATCCGAGGGGAATTACTCGTAAATTCATATGAGAACACAAGCTCAAAAAGAATCTCGACGTAAATACGAAGCTAGCGAGAAAGGTAAAGCTGCTAAACGTCGCCACGAAGCCGCATATAAAGCGTCTGGTGGTAGGGCCAAAGCAGAACAGCGCCGTTCAGAAAAACCCGTATCCCCAGCTAGAAAACTTGCTCGATTAAAGTGGGCTAAGGCGAATAAAGATTACTTTACTGCTAGTCGATCTTTTAGAAGGTCTCTAGAACGAGAGTTGTCTGAATTTGACCGGTTTATTTTACTAGAAGCAGTTTCTTTAGCTAGATTACGTGAACAGATGGTTGGCGGCAAATGGCACGTCGATCATATTATTCCCGTATCTAAAGGAGGCACTTCCTGTGCTACTAATCTACAAGTAGTTCCAGCTGAATGGAATATACGCAAGTCAAATATCCATACCAGCAGATTTTTTAACTAAAAAGGAGGCACACCATGCCAGAATTTGAAAAAGAAGACTTTACGTTTCCCGACGAAGCACCCGCAAAAGTAGAAGTCAAAGCCAAAGATGCAGGCGATGAGTTCGAATTTATTGTCGAGGACGATACCCCAGAAGAAGACCGTGGCAAGCAACCTATGCCAGAAGAAGTGGTCAAAAAGCTAGAAGCTGATGACGATGAAGAAATCGACGACCTTAAAGCGCAAAAAGAGCGCTTAAAACAGTACAAAAAGGTCTGGAATGATGAGCGTCGTGCTAAAGAAGCTGCTATGCGTGAGCAACAAGAGGCTATTGCACTGGCACAAAGGTTTGTTGAAGAGAACAGACGCCTTAAAGAAGTGCTTAAAAATGGCTCTGAAGAGCTAACCGAGAGCTATAAAGCTGCCGCTAAAGCTGAAGTTGCTGAAGCAAAACGTGCTTATAAAGACGCAATTGAGTCTGGTGACGCTGAAAAAATGGCTGAAGCACAGTCTAATTTGATGCAAGCACAGATTAAGTTAGACAGCGCTAACAAGTTTAGGCCAAATATTTCTTTACAATCAGAAGAAAATGCGGTACAAAGTCAGCAAGTAGAGCAACAGCGACCCAAGGTTGACCCAAAAACTCAAGCTTGGTTGGATGAAAATCCTTGGTATGGCTCCAAAAAAGCCATGTCTAACTTTGCTGTTGGTATACATGAAGAATTAATTGATGAGTATGGTACAGGTGTTGTAGGTACTGATCAGTATTTCAAGCACATTGACAGAACAATGCGCAAAAAGTTTCCAGAGTACTTTGAAACCCTGGAAGGTAGTCAAGCTGAGCCAGAGAAGGAGCCCCAAACAGCCCCTGCTAAAGCGAAGCCAAGTACGGTTGTAGCTCCGGCGACCCGCTCTACGTCCTCCAAACAGGTACGTTTGAAGCAGTCACAAATGGCTTTAATCAAAAAATTAGGTCTATCACCCGAAGTATATGCCCGTGAACAACAAAAATTGGAGGCTTCAAATGGCTGAAAAAAGATTGACCCGTGAATTAGATAACCGTGAATTGGATGTGCGCCCTTCGCATTGGGCACCACCCGAGCTCTTGCCTGAACCAGATAAACAGGCTGGATATGCGTACCGTTGGATTCGTGTCTCATCCCTTAACAACCCAGACCCACGTAACTTATCTGCCAAACTCAGAGAAGGTTGGGAACCAGTTAAGGTTGAAGAACAACCCAAATTTCAAATGCTAGTCGATGCCAATAGTCGTTTTAAAGACAATATTGAAATCGGCGGTTTGTTGTTATGCAAAACTCCGATTGAGTTTGTTGAGCAGCGTAATAAATATTACAGCCAGCAAGCACAAGCCCAAACGGATTCTGTTGACAACACTCTTATGCGTCAAAGTGACCCAAGGATGCCACTCTTTAATGAGCGTAAATCCTCGACTAGCTTTGGCAAAGGTAGTTAATTTTAATCTTTTAAGGAGTTTCAATAATGGCTTATCCTATTGTTAGCGCTCCCTATGGCTTTAAAGCTGTTAACCGTGTAGATGGCCTGCCTTACGCAGGTGCAATTCG